CAAGCTGCCACTTGATGAAAGAACAAATTGGAGATCTACTTAGAATTAGGCCTTTATCATTACGTGAAACGGAGACTCTTTTCCGTTATTATTCAATTTTTCAAAATCTGTCTAAAGACAATATTAACGAAAAAATGCTGTATTCATGGAACTTGACAGTATTGACTTCAATTTACCTTTACTGCTTTGGTGAAAAAAGGGCGATTGCCAACTTTCCTTCTAAAGACTCTCTTTTATCAATGGCCGATAGCTTAGTCTTGAAAAATATAGATTTAAATGTAGAGTATAGTTATAGCATCCCGCATTACTTCTATGTGATTTACGGAATCTGTAAGGAAAGCAACATCCCCACTAAAGAATACTTTAACTTAAGTGATGAAGCCTTAAAGAAAATTGAAGAGTTCTACGAAAGCCTTATATCAAAAGGTTTTTCTAGATTTAGTTTTACTAAAACAGCTAGAGCGACATTTGATACATTTTCTCTTATGTAACAAATTATGGGTCCCTTGATGGGACCCTGCTATATTTAATCGTCGAGATCTAATCTAACATCAAGAATAGACAAACAACCTTCAACAAATCCTTCAGCCATTTGTATTTCAATACGAATGAGTTTTTCATCTTTCTTTCGTGCTCGTGCAATGCTGCGTTTAGATATCCCATAAATGTAATGGGCAACCAATAGCGAGTGCTCGTATGGCTTCCTCTGCTTTAGACGCGCAAGACACCCTTCTATCACTAAAGCATCGTCATCTGTACATGAAAGTCGAGACTTGGATGTTTGCGGTAGCAGCCCCTTAAATCCAGCAGCTATCGAGGAATAGTCAACACCCGAACTATCACTTGCGGCCCATCCGCCCCACAATTCCAGTACCTTCTGAATATCACGCATCAACTCTCTCCACTAAATTATGCCAGAACGCCGATCGCCAGCGCGCGGTCTAATGTCTTCAGCAGCAACTCCGGCTGCGTGCCATATTTTTCTTCAAACGCCTTCATGT